TTGAGGGTTTCGAAGACAAAGACGAAAACGGTGATGAGACCGGTCTTCAGGTTCCATATGTGGTGACCTATGAAAAGACTTCGTTACAGGTCTTGTCGATCCGTCGGAACTGGAGCGAAGATGATCTTAAGAAACGTAAGCGACAGTTCTTTGTCCATTATAAATTCTTGCCGGGACTTGGGTTCTATGGATTTGGACTCGTTCATCTTCTGGGCAATCTCAGTCGGGCTTCTACCTCTATTCTTCGCCAGTTGGTTGACGCTGGAACTCTTGCGAACCTTCCTGCCGGGTTCAAGGCCCGAGGTCTGAGGATCGAGGACCAAACCCCGATTCAACCCGGCGAGTGGCGCGATGTCGATGCCCCGGGCGGCGACCTTGCAGCCAACCTGTTACCTCTTCCTTATAAGGAGCCGTCGGCAACTCTGTTCCAGTTGCTTGGTTTTTGTATTGGGGCGGCGGAGAAATTTATTGGGACCACGGACCTTGGAATGGGTGAATCCAACCAAGAGCTTCCTGTTGGTACGACGATTGCGTTGTTGGAGCGTGGCTCGCGTGTCATGTCAGCGGTCCACAAGCGGATGCACTTTGCCCAGATGCAGGAGCTGAAGCTTCTTGCTGATGTGTTTGCTGAGTATCTTCCTCCTGAATATCCTTATGAAGTTCAGGGTGCTGATGTCACGGTCAAGGCTCAAGACTTCGATGGCCGCATCGATGTCTTGCCTGTAAGCGACCCGAACATCTTCTCTATGACACAGAGGATTACGCTGGCGCAGCAGCAGTTGCAGCTCGCCCAGCAGGCTCCCCAGATGCACAATATGTACGAGGCATATCGTCGTATGTATTCGGCGTTGGGTGTCACGGACATTGACATGGTACTTCCGCCCCCTCCAAAGCCTGTGCCGGAAAGCCCTGCTCTGGAGAATGCGCGGTCGCTGGTTATTCCGTCGGGCGGTCAACCTTTGAAGGTGTTCCCGGACCAAGATCACATCGCCCATATCCAAACGCATATTGGCTTTATGAAGCTTCCTTTGTTGCAAGCTTCTCCTGCGGTGTATGGCGTTCTTCTGTCCCACGTCCTCGAACATCTGTCCTTGGCTGCACAGCAGCAAGTCGTGTTGCAGATGCAGCAGCAGGGCATCAACATGATGTTGCAGCCGCATGAGATGGAAGTCGAGGTGGCTAAGGCTGAAGCGGGTATGCTTGCTCAGTTGATGCAGCAGCTTGCTCCTCCGCAGGGTCCAGATCCGTTGATCCAGATCCAACAGCAGAACTTGGCTTTGAAAGCGCAAGACATCCAGAACAAGGCGACGAATGATCAACAGAAGGTCGCTTTGGAACAGCAGAAGATGGCGCAAAAGGCTTATCAGGATCAGGAACGGTTGCAGTCCAATGAGGACATTGCACAGCTTCGTGCCAACACGGCGATGCAGCGCGTAGCCGCTAATAAGATGATGAGGCAGTGATGGCTGATACGTGGGACAATCCTCGTGCCGGTGACACACCCGGCTTTGGTACGGGTGGTGGCGGCTCGTTAGGTGGCGGCGGCGGATATGGTGTGGATCGCGGTGGTGGTCTGGCAAGTCCGTCTGGTCCCAGTGGTTGGGAATCACAGGGCCGAGGTTCGAATGTCACTGACACACGTCCTCAGTCTCCTGCCGAATCAGCGGGCGGCGGTGGACCGGGAGCACCTACATACTTTGGAAGTCCTTCGATTATTCAAGGTGGTGGCGCTGGTCAGATGTATTTTCCTGCGACCGGTGGTCAGATGCCAACGGTCGGAGTTCCGCAGGTCAATATCCCGTTCTTTGCTGGCGTTGGAAGCTATACGGTAAGCCCACAATCCTTGGGTATGCCTTCGATTTTGATGAATCAGTTCTCGTCTAAGGCGACGAATGCGTATATTCCGCAGGCTCCGGGTCCGATTAGGTCACAAGCTTACACAACTCCAACGATTAACGTGACACCGACTGACTCTGGTGTGCCGTTCTTTGGCTCAGAACAGGGGATGGGGCAGACAAATGTGCGGCCCTTGGACCTTGGACCTTCGTATGGGTCAAGTTTTGAGAAGTATTCTGACCCGCAAGCTACGAAGGACTACATTTCTAAACTTGAAACGGAGGGTAAGGTACCTCCGAACACGGTTTTGAAGCTTTATGGCGCTGAAAGCGGGTACGGAAACGCAAAAAATGCGTTTAATTTGTCGTCTGGACCCTCTGGACCGTTCCAATTTGACGCAAAAACGGGTGCTGCCTACGGTTTGGTGGGCGAAGGCTTTGATTATCGGCTTGATTTTGAGAAATCAGCGCAGGCTGCTGCAAAATATGCGAAGGATATTTCAAATTCCTTGGCTCCGACGCTTGGACGACAGCCGACTGCTGGCGAAATCGGGCTTGGTTACAACCAAGGGATCGCCGGGGCAAAGGCACTATTGTCAAATCCGAATGCTTCGGCAGCGGAAGCCCTTGCTCCGGCGTATAAGGGCAATATTGATGCGGCTCGTCGTGCAATTATTAACAATGGTGGTGATCCTGACGCTCCTGCTAGTCAGTTCACCGGCAAGATGACGTCTTATTACCAAGGTCAGATGACAGAGCCTAAGACTTTACTGGCTGGTTTGTCAGATGTGTTTACAGGTGTGGGGCAGACAACTGCTGATTTGGCGAAGGCTGCCCTGTCAGCGCCTGCTACATTTGCTGACACGCTTGAATCATTACTTGTGACACCGGCTCAGGCAAAGGAAGTTCCTTTCCCGGCCCCTGTCACACGTTCATTTAAGGAAGCTGGATCTCCTGCTGACGTCTTTAGAGGCTCTATGGCAGCAGCTCCTCTTGGTCCAAACGATGGATTTGCTGTGCCGGGAGGGCAGCAAACGGCGGCGCAAGCAGCGTCGTCGAGTCCACAGACCTTTGGAGATTGGCTTGGCAGTTTGTTTGATACTAGTGGTCGGATTAAGGAACTTGAGGCGCAAGGCCGCACCTCAACCTATCCAACCTTTGGAAACAACAATCCAGACGCTAATTGGAATGCTGCGGATGCGAAGCAATGGTATGCAGACCAGTATACTGGCGGCGACGTAAGCAAGGTTAAATCCCGAATCGTAGACTTTGGGCAGGGTCCTGTAGTAGATTATTACGCAAAGGATCTCGGGGAAAAAATCTTTGGCGATTTAGGTCAAGGTATTGCCTCGTTGTTTGGTGGCAAGTCGGAAAGTTCAAACGATACAAATCTTTCTGACGATGAATACTTCCGTAGATACGGACGTAAAAGAGGAGATTAACATGACCTACCCGATTAAGAGTTCAAAGACTCAAACGCCTAAAATTGATAACATGGTTCAGGTAATTGAAGGCCAAGGCAGTGTTCCGTTGAGGCAGATGCAGGAATGCTCAATTCCACCGGCACCATCAAAGGGTGACATGAAAGCTCGTGGCTTTGGCGCGATGCTTCGGTCACAAATGTTTAAGGTCCGTTAATGGACCCCTTTACGATACTGGCTGGTGCTACTGCTATCTATAACGGCTTGAAGTCTGCGGTGAGCGCAGGTGAGGACGTTGTAGATACGGCGCACCGTGTCAGCAGTCTCATGTCAGAGGTTGCGAAGGTCGTGCAGCTTGTATCGCTGCCACGAAAGAAAAGACTATTTCAGTCTACGGAAGACTTTGAAGCCGAGGCGATGAAGCTTTACAGCGCCAAGGCCAAGGCCAACCAGTTGGCGCTTGATGCAAAGAACCTGTTTATTTCCCAACATGGGAAAAATGCTTGGGACTACATTCAAAAACAGGTTGCTGAAATGAAAAAAGAAGCAGCGCGTCAAGCGCGGTTACAAGCGGAAGAGATGGAAGAAGCCCGTAAAGATGCAATATTTGTTGGAAGCATTGTTGGTGGGCTCATTATTGCTATGGGTGTTATTGGGTTAATTATTGTTCTTAGGGGGGCGTGAGCATGGATATCCTCAAAACATTTGGACCATTGATTGGTTCAGTTGCTCCTACAATTGCTACCGCCCTTGGGGGCCCGGTTGCCGGGATGGCTGTCAAGGCTCTGTCAGGAGCTTTGTTTGGTCATGACGAGGCGTCGGCTGACGATATTAAAACTGCTCTCGCTAATCCGACAGCGGATCAGCTTGCTGCATTGAAAAAAATTGATGCCGATTTCAAGGTCCAGATGAAGAGCTTGGACATAGATCTTGAGCAGATTGCTGCAAAAGATCGTGACAGTGCCCGTAACATGGCGATCATGACACATGATTGGACGCCCCGTGTCTTGGCTATTGTCATTGTCATGTCATGGGGGATTGTGCAGTGGTTTCTATTGCACAATGTCATAGACGCTTCTATGAGGGAACTTGTAGCTAGGGTTTTGGGAACTCTGGACGGGGCCTTAATGCTTGTTTTGTCTTACTATTTTGGTTCGGCGCACAAGCATACAGACCCTGCAAAAGCTTAAAGGAATGGTCCGTGGACGGACTTCAACTTGCTGACAGCACATTAAAATTTATCCGTCAAAGGACGGAAGAGCTTCGGGTACAGATGACAGAGGGCGCTGTACCTGACTTCCCCGTATATCAGAAGCTTCGTGCACGGTACGAAGCCTATGTGTCAGTGGAAGAACACATTCGCTCTCTGCTAAAACGGAGCATGACTGAAGATGAGTGGATTGATACTGCCCACCCACGTCGTTGAGGCGATGGAA